TATTTCTTTTGGCTGTAACCAAACGTCACCATGATTTCCGTGGTAATTTGCCTGCGGACGTCGGACGCGAGGATCTGTGCATCCAGCTTGGAATGGTTGCGCCTACCTTTGGGAACTTCTGACATTTTTTAACTCCATATTATCCGGCGGCAGTTGCCGCCGGATGGTTGATTAGTAGATTGCAAAAGCCGGGCGGACGCCGCCAACAGCCGAGGCGCCGCTGGAGGCGCAAAGGCCATCGCTGCTGGCGTAGGCGAAGTGCGCCGCCGAGACCACATCTCTCAACCAGCACCAATAGGCTCGCTGTGCGTGGATGAACCAGGGCGCATAGCGGAACAGCGGGAGCTGGCTCTTGTCGATGGTGTAATTGTGGCAACTGCTCCAAGGGTCAGCGCCCTCCGGCAGAGAGCTGAACTGTCTGCCGCCGTAGACCATGTTTTCGTTCATCAAATCAACAGTGCTATCATACCAAGAACCGCCGCTGGGCTTGCCGTTGCTGACAGCATTGTTGAAATATTCGCGGTGGGTCAGAATGTGGTCGGAGCCGAAAGCGGCGTTGATGATGGTCTTGGCTTCGTCCAGGCCGGTTTTGTACATCTGACTGCCAATGTATGCGCCCTCCGTGGTGTTGGTCGGGTTCATGGCTGCGGTGTACAGGTGCGCGTCCGGGACAATGAGGGCATGGTGGGTGGTGCAGTCCGTGTCGCCGCAGCGATACCAGTAGTCAAAAGCACCGAGGCGCCAGTTCCTGCCGTTGATCGTCCAGTAGTCGCCGATATAGAGGTCGGTGAATTTGCCGGAGCGGATGGCTGCACTCTGTGCGGAGGTGAAGCTGCTGCCCAGGTACTTGCCACGATAGATGGCGTTATGGCTGGCGGCGCTGTCGCCTACCAGCAGGGAGAGCAGGGCAGGCGCAAGGATGCTGGCCTGGATGATCTTCGTGCCGTTGGCGGTCTGAATGAGCAGCTTGTCCGTGCCGAGGGCTTCCAGGGCTTCGGAAAGCTCCGAAATAGGTTTCTGAACAGGGGTTTCCATTGCATTACCTCCAAATCAAATAAGTTGCAGTTTGCGGTTGGCCAGCAGAACTACGCCGTCTGAGGTGCAGAGCCGTTCGCCTGCGCTGGTTCCGAGCGCCGTCCAAACTTCGCCGTTCACCAGCATCGAATAGAATTCGTTCAGGTTCGTTTGAATGAATGGATGGGCGTCCTCGCTCTCGTCATGCTCCTGCAGGTCTTTCCAGGTGGCGTAAATGAGGGACTTGTCCAAGGTGCAGGTCACGCTGCTGGCGTCGCCCACGATGATGGGGATGGTGACACTCTTTTCCACCAGTTCCGTTGCTGCGGGGGCGATATAGTCTGCGGTGTCGTATGCGTTCTGATAGCAGTAAAGAATATCCTTGCTGCGGTCATTCGGGTTGTCCGGGTCTGCACAGAAGATGCCGACCTCTCGCCAGTAAAAGCCTGCGCTCAAGCCGGCATTGGAAAATTTGGCATTTACCTCCACATAGTCCGTGCGCTGCTTTACCGCTGCATCAATCGAAACAACAGAATGAACGAGGCCGGTCAGGGTCGCAATGGGGGTGCTGAGCTGGCCGTCGCCGAGTTGCATGGTTGTGATCTTGAGTGCTTCGCCGCCGAGGTTGCGGTAGTAAAGTGCTTTGCCTGCATTCGTGAGTTTAGGGGCTTCAAACATTTGTGCTTCCTCCTTTCTTACATGGTCGCCTTGTTGAGCGTTACGATGTCGCCGGTATGAACGAAAAATCCAACCTTGGGTTGGGCGGCGTCTGTGGAGAGGTCAAGCACTACTTCGTCGAGCCAGCTGGAAAGCCGTTTCACGGAGTTCAAAACCTCTTTGAATTCCTGCACATTGGCTGCAGTGACGGCGGGGTTCGTGGTGTAGGCTTTGAAGTGGTGGGGCTGCAATCCACATTCCCACCATTCCTTTATATAGCCCACACCAAATACCGCCTCAATGATGCGGTTGACTGCCGCAGGGGTTCCCATTTGGTCGTAGAAAATGAGGCTTTCCTTTACCAACGCTCGCTTGATGGCGACGCTGTATGTCTGCTTATAGACCGGGGTGCGAAGCTCCACAGCGAGAAGGTCGAGAACAGGTTCCGGGACGCTGTCAATCGCAATATAGATGCAGGCGGCGTCGGCGAAGCGGATGATCTGCTGCACCTGCCTGCTGACGGCATAAGCAAACGCCTGGGTTTCCGTGTCGTTCTTCAGGTCGCTCGGGAGCAGTTCCGTGAAGCGGCTGTCTTTAAGTTCAGTCATCCTCAAGGCCTCCGTATGTGATCGAGGCGGCGCCGTCAATGGCGGCGATACTGTCCGCCGGGATGGCGGTGAATATCGGGGCGGTGATCTGCGCCCGCTTTGCCCCGGCGCCCATTACGAGAGCCAGAAGCTTGGAGGGGTTAATGTCTCGCCCGATTTTCCGCTGCCAGGCAATGTAGCTGTCAACCGCTGCGGAGACCGCTTGCTGAATCGCCACAGCCCGGTTGTTATCGCTTTGGTTGATGTAGTAGGTGAGGGAAACGGTATACTTTACCTCTGCGGGGGCGCGAACGGTCACAAGGTCGTTCATCGGGCGGAGGGTTTCTGCGCTCATGTGCTGGCTCATGGCGGAAATCGTTTCTGCGCTCGGGAGGGAGCCGTCTGCCATGACAAAAACAATGTCAACGGTTCCGGCTGCCTGGTCGCTCGAAACGTGAACGCCGCCGATGGCAGAACTGTAATCCTGCACATGGTACTCGTAGCCGTTCCGGCTGCCTGCGGTGGAGTATTTGCCGGGCGCAATGAAGATGCGGGCTGCAAAGCTCTCGTCGCTCTCCCTGTCGGCGCCGCCGCTGGAAGTCGAGGTGTTCTCTACGCTCTGAACGTAGGGAACCGGGTCAACCAGCGTTTTAAGCTCGCCGGGAGCCAGACCGTTGCCGGTTTCGCCTGCGGTCATGCACGTCGCAGGGATATCGGCAGTCAGGTCGCCCGCCGGGATCTCGGTATATACCGAGGTTGCAAAGAAAAGCTGTCCCGCTGCAATGCGGGTTCCTTGCGGGATGGCCGTGACGGACGCCCTTGCAGCTGAGAGGGTGAAGCGGATAGTCGTAACGGCTGCAGCGGCCTGGTTCCGGGTAGCTCCGCAGCGGAAGGCTCCGAGCAAATCCAGAAAATCACCAACGCTATACTTCACGGTGTCCATCTTGCCCTTGACGTCAACGTACTTCATAGCCTGGTAGATTTGGGCTGCAGCGGCGTAGAGCTTGAAACGGTCTCGGGAGACCCTGGGCAGCGTGTAGGGCTTCCCGGTGGCCTCGGTCATATACGCTTCGTAGTCTGCGACCATGTTCGCTTTCACATCGTCCACGGTTTTATACTCAATGAACGAAATGTCGGGCAGGTCTTTAACGGTGGAAATATCAGGCATTGGTAAGCACCACCTTTGCGGTCACATTTCCGTCGTTGGCCGCTGCGGTGAAGTTCACGCTGTCAACGGAAAGGGTTGGAATGTAGCGGGGAATCTTTTCGGCGACCTCGGCAACGTACAAGCTCCGGGCGGCCTCTGTGGGCTTGTCGATGAAGCTGTCGTCTATGCCGAGACCGCGGTCTAATGGGATGGTTCCAGCAACGGTAGAAAGCAGCGTTTCGACCTGCTCATCTACTTCTTTCAGGGGTTCATCCCCGATGTAAACTGCGGTGGTTTCCATTATGTGGTGTCCTCCATCGGGTATTCTTCAAGGTCAAGGTTGACCGTGGCCTTTGCCAGCTCGCCATGTCGCAGTACGGTGTCCCAGGCCTCGCTTACTTTCGTGACCCGGAAGGGGTTCCTCCCGAAAGGTCGGAAGCCAATCACCAAATACTGAACTTCGCCGGTTTCGGCCATGCGGGCCAGCAGATCAAGAACTTTTCGGGGGCGTACCCCGAGAGCGGCGGAGAGGTGAATTTCCAGCGTTCCTTTCTTGAGGTCTGCGCCCAAAAATTCGGGGGTCGGTTTGCTGTTGAGCCCTTCGTGGGTCGTCCAGCGCCCGGAGCTTTCCCGGGTGGCGTTCTGGAAGGTAAAAACGGCCAGGTCGCTGACCTGAAAGATGATCTTTCTTCCAAAGGTTCCGATGAACAAAAAATCACCTCCGGGTTAGTTTGGGGGAGAGGTCAGGCTGCCAGGTGCGGCGCTTGTGTGGGTATGATTCTTGAGGCTTTTCCCGCCGCCGATGCAGTCGGTTGTGGCCGTCAAGGTCTGGCCCACATTGGCGTCCTTTTTCATGGTCGTGTTCTCGGTGATGGTCGTTTCGGCCTTTACCGTGAGTTCTTTTGCTTCCAGGACGACCTTGTTCATCTTAATGGTGAGGGTGCCGTCCTTGTAGCGGAGCATCCCTTTCCCGGCTTCCCGGTCAAGGTCTTTGCGCCAGAGACCCTGGCTGCCCTCGGGCGGCTTGTTTTCGTCACTCCAAGGACGGCCAAGGACAACGCCTACTTCTGCGCCGTTTGAGAGGTGCAGAACGAGAACGGCATCGTCTACCTCGGGCATCATATACTCGAAGCTAAGGAGCGGGATCTCGCTTGTGACGCAGTCGTCCTTTTCGTGGTAGACGACCCGCACCGTTCCGGCTTCGTAGTTCACCGAGGAAATTTTGCCAAAGCGAACAGTTTCCATCCTGCGCCTCCTACTCTATAAGTGAAAGTTCAAGGTCTGTCGTGTAGCCGCTGGAACCGAGGTTGTGGGTGGTGGTGTCGGTGAAGTATTTCCCGGAGAGCGCTCCAAGGGAAACTTTCACGTTCTGGCCGGAAACAAGGAGCTTGCCCTTGACGGTCAGACTGAGCTTCGTTGCTCCGTGGTTGGCTTCATCAATTCCCGCCTGCAACTTCTTTTGTGCATCGGCTTCATCGTCGGCTTTGCCGGTCATCTTGAGCAGCCGGTCTGCGGTGCCAAGGGTGACCTTTATTTCCTTGTTGGTTTTGGGCTGGGTATAGGTGTACTCACCGCCGGTATAGGTTCCGGCGAGGTTCTGGCTCCAACTCCAAGAAAGGATTTGGTGCGGGTAGATAGTGCAGACCGCATCCTTTTTCTTGTACTCCGTCCGGCTGTAGACTACGATTTTTTTGGAGTAGACCTTCATGCTCAGGCCGTAGGTCTTGCAGAGGTTCATGTAAAACTCGCAGTCTGTGGTTTCGGATTGCTCAAGGGTCGTAATCTGCGGGTCGTCGCCCTCCACATCCCAGAACAGTTCTATGCCTGCATTGGAGGCAATTTCCTGGCCGATTTTCTGCACGGTGGCCTTTTCCCACACCTTTGTGCGTTTGGTCTGTCGGAATCCAGTGTTAGCCGGAACAGATACCGCTTTCACGGTGCCTGTCCACGGCCAGCCTGAATATGAAACCCTGTCAACGAGAAAGTCGCCGCAGTCGAGGGTGCGGTTGTCGCCCTGGGCTGCCCAGTTCGTGAGGGCGATGGTGGCGGAAAGCGGTTTGTTTACCTCCATCTTGCCGCCGCTGACTGCGGAAGCGCTGCGCTCAAAGAACGTGATGTCGAGGCCGTCTGCTTCGCCGCTGGCTGGGTCAGTGTAAGTGAACGCCGTTTTGTTAAGATTGAGGACGGATGCGGCCTTGCCGTCGTAGGTAATAGAAACGCTGGACTGTCTGGCTTTCATCCTGTCCTCCATGTGGGCATATTCGGGGCGGCAGCTTCACTCTCGGGAAGGTCTGGAATGATCAGCACCACGCCTGCCCCAAAAACAAAGATGGTGATCTTGTCAGGGTTGGCGTCCATGAGGAAGCCCATGTATTTTGAATCTCCGTAGACCTTATAAGCGATAGCGTCCCAAACGTCGCCCTGAATCGTGGTATAGGTACTCATTTAGCCTCCTGGTTAGGCCGGAGAAAAGGACTTGCGGCGACGTTCTTCTTCCAGCTGCTTGCTGAATCTCACAAACTTTTGGTATGTGAAATCCATCGCTTGATCTACTTCTTTCCGGGTCACGGAGCCGTTGCCCTTGAAGATGATGGTCGGGGAGAACACAAAGCCGCCTCCGCCGCCCTCTGCAGGCTGCGGCTGGGGCTTATCCTCGGGAGGCGGGTTCTGGCCGCCTGCGGTGGGCTGCGGCTGGGGCT